TTTGCAATTCCGGCATTAATAAATTTATTTAATGTGGGAGCAAAAGCTGCTTGACGCGTAGCTCTTGCACTGGCCGCATAACCTTCCGGTGCATCAAAGGCTAAACCTGCATTAATATTGTCATAGACACTTGTAGAACCCCTTGCCTTTTTTGCTGCTTTAGCCGCGGCTACTGTGCCAAGAGCCGCAGCCTGTTTTGCTTTAGTCGCTTCATCTTTGACCGCGGATGCGGCTGCAGTTTCTGTTTTATTAAAAGCGGTACGGCCTTCTGCTTTACCATACTGTACATAGTGATCATATGCACTTTTAAATTTACCTTGAGCAATTTCAGCAGCAACATCTGGATACGCTATTGCGTATGCTACTTCATCAAAATTAGCAGCGGTTACTTCACCACCTGCAGCGTAGCCCCTAGGACCTGCTAAAGATGCAATGCCCAAGCCTGTGTCATACGTAGGCAAGGGATCGTACTGGCCAAAAATAGGCGCGCCATATTGGTCGTACTTCACGCCGGGCAGATTCTGGATGTAGTAATTGCGTTGGTTTCCGCCTTCAGCAATACGCTGAGTCACAGGCTTCATCAACTGATCCCGCATTGCCGAGGGCTGAGCAGGAGCGGCTTTAAATCCGCCGCCTAAGGCTAGAGCGCCAATACCTGCAGCGGCTAATGGTCCATAAGTAGACACAATGCCGGGCATTGCTGCTTTAGAGGCTCTTAGGTATTCGGCGTCTAACATAGCAGGAGTGGCGTTTGGCGTGCGTGCCAACATTGCCTTTTGTGCCGCAATTCCTGCTTCTCTAGCCGCGGGCTCGCCTTGGGCTTGAATGTTAGAAGGAGAAAAATATTCGTTGTACCCGGACTTTATTTTGTCCATGAACGAGGTTTCGCCACCGGGCTTATATCCATAATCTACTGCACGCGTTGCTGTTGCAGGATCGTAAGGCGCATCAATAGGGGAGGTCGTTGGAAACGTCCCCATTGACGTAGCCCTTCCAGACGCGTCAGTAAAGGGACGAACCTCTGATCCGGGAGGAACTTGCAATGTTCCATCCGCAGCAGGAACTAAAGATATCTTTTTAGGTGTAAATGGGCTTTGTGCACTACTAGGGTCAGAAAATACTTCAGGATTGGCTACATTGGGGTTATAAAATGCTTCCGGATTGGTTCTAGCTAACTCCGCGCCATATGCTCCGCGAGCCGTGTTTGTCGTAATGTTATCTCGCAGTACGTCAGTTGATGGTTGTGAACCAAAGTATGAATCAAACGGTTTTGATGGTGTGCCCGTCATCTCCAGTGGCTTGTATGGAGCTTGTGTAACATCAGTAGGTGCAAGACCCCTTGTCTGACCTGCAGCATCAATAGCGGGTGCCTGAATACCGGAGGCAGGTGCCGAAGGGGTTATAGCATTCGTAAATCTGTCTACCTGACCGCCTACTGTTGTAGGACCGGCATAAGCAGTGTCAAAACCTTGGGTAACTCCGCCAACAGCACCAGCAGTCAAACCACCAATAGCTCCGGCTTTTAATGCATCTTTCAGGCTACCACCACCAAGCAATGTAGATCCTGCACTACCAACAAAACCGCTAACTGCTGCAACGCCCGCAGCAGAGGTTACACCCATAAAAGAAGCTGCAGCAGGGCCTAAGAAGAAACCAAGGGCCACGGTCGTGATAATCTTACCCACCGTGCTGCTTGCAAAACTCTTGACGGCTTTACCAAGACTTTTGAAAGCCTTCTTTAAAAAGAACTCAGGCAGGCCCGTAGCAGGGTTGATAGTGCCTGAGCCACCACGGCGGCGCAGCATGCGCGCCTCTGCCGGCGTAATGTGTGCCAACATGGTGTCACCATTGCGGCCATAACTGGCAATCGCTTTGGCAATAGGCTTAAGCTCCGCAATGCCGCCTTGGGCAAACGCCTGAACACCGGCGGGCTCTGCAATCAATTGATCCACGGCCATGTTCATGGCAGCAAAGAACTGAGGGTCAAACTGCTCGGGCAACAACTCTTCTGGTGCACCCATCTCTAAATACTTTGCGCGGACCGCGGCATACTGCTCTGGGTTAGCCAGAATCTCATCCAACATGTTATTAAGCATGTCAAGCTCTTCTGGTGACAAATCGATCTGACTCAAGTCATTTCTAAATTGGGCCATGGCCTCAGGGTCGATCTGCGCGGCACCCGCCAGCATCTCATCACCAAATTCCTTAGGTGACACCGTCTGGCGCATCTGGTCGTAAACGGCCATGGTATTAGGATCGGCAAACGGATTTGCGCCTGCCTCTTGGGGCATATCCATTGCGGCTTGGGGTGCTGTGGCCATATCAGGTCCTTGGAAAAGGTATTTTGTTCAATTGTATTACGTAGACGTCTTTATGCGAAGCATTTGACTGGTATCTTGCACACCATCTTGTGTATCTCGGTACACATCGCCTAACCGTAAAGTGGGCAAGTCAGCGTCCGTGGGCAGCGTGTCTAGGTTCAAATTCAACGACGTGCCGCCCATGTCCCCCGGATTACTAAGCTGGGCAAAAAACAAACGCAAGGTATTGTTTAATTGATCCAGATACCTGCGGTCATACTCATCGGAAGCCAAAGGCAGATTAGGGGGACGAACATTAAGTTCAGCCATTTACCGCCTCCCGTCTGGTCTAATATCTATACGCGGTGAACCAAGCTGCCACTGTGTGTTCAACTGATTTGAGTCAATCTTAAATATCATCTGCCGCCCGCGCATGCGTGTAAATATCTGACCAGTGAATTCTTCGGTTATCACGTATGTGCTGCCCTTGAGGACAGAAGCTGACGCGTTGCTGGTAGTGCCCGAGCCGGAGTTGGACAAGCCAAACAAAGTCATGGTAACCGCGGGAACAGCACCTGCGGGCGTATTTGTAGAATCTCCAAACGTTAGATCAGGCAACACACGCCACACAAATGCAAAGTTGTGCCCATCACCTATGTCCAGTTCCGATGATGAAATATAAGCATTAAGGGCTATTGGAGTGCCTGTTGCGTTGTCGTTCAGACCGTTTTCGTGCTCCACAATATTGCCCGTATTATTAGGCTGATATGTAGTGGCTAACGGATAATCACGCAAACCTGAATCAAGCCACGCTGTTCGTTCCATTGTGCCGTAGTACCAGACCTTTTCTACATAGTTGTAGATGACGTAGCGGTCAATTGTGGTGCTTGCTTCTGAACAATAGAACCACCATATCTCATTAAAGCCTTCATTGACACCCGCAAATACTTGTAGGTTTTGTTCTTTATTTATGTCTGAAAAGATAAACCGGCGCAGGTCACAGTTGAGTGTTTGCACACGGCCGTCGTAACTGTAGAACTTATCTATGCCCATCCAGTACACAACACCGGAGGCTACAGCTACCGCATTGGGCCCATAAATAGAGATGCCATCACCAAGAAGCTGAGATCCCCAAACAAAAGGAGGACCTAAATACTGCAAGGAATACAACGCTGAATCGGTAAACACAACAATCTCTTGCCTTGTCTGTGCTGTGGTAACAATCTCAGACCCATTAGACAACCGCAAACTTCCTGCTTGATTGGTAGCTGTAGGTGTCCAATTAAAAGGATCCTCTTGTCCGCACCAACGAATCAGCATGGGATCAAGCGTCGCACTGCCGTAATCATTCACGCCAAAAGTTAAAATAAAACGTGATGCGTCTGAAACAATTAAAGTGTTTACGACCGTGGGCACATCCACAATTAAGGACACAGCGCCGGTGCCTGCAGATGCGGTGTTGACCAATACGTTAGAACTATCCAATAACTTAAAAGTTAGCCCACTAACCTCGGTTACAGTAAATGTGGTCGCTGCAGCCACACCCGTGGGCAAAGAATTACCTGAGAACTGCAACCGTGCACCCGCTGTGTATGCAACAGTTGAGGTTACAACGGTAGGAGAAGCGTTGGTAAAGCTTACCGTGCCGCCAAGGGTGTTAAGCAGTACTCCACGAGAAGTTAATGGTGCCTCCCAATAATACAAGCCACCGCCGCGGAAGTTGAATACAAGATCTTCACCAAAGTTTTGCTGACTCCATAAACGCAGGGCGGAAGTGCTGGCTAAACCATTACCCCACGTACCAAGACCCCATCCACCTGCACCCCATCCAACCAAAGGAATCTGTGTTGCTGGGCCGACACTAATTTCATATGCCGCTACGACAGAAGCACCGCCACCGGGTGAACCAGAAACATCCGTTGCATTGGCTGTGGCCGTAGCTGTAAACGTGTAAGTGTTAGAAGTTAAAACAGTGATTTGATAATTGGCATTTAACACCGCTGCGGTGATGTTGCCACCCAGTCCTACAGCACCACTAAAGGTTACAAAGTCTCCTGTAGCAGAGCCGTGTGCTGTGTCAGTTACCGTAATGACTGCAGAGCCGTTTGTAGCTACAAAAGGGTTGTTATTAATTGTGCTAGATGCCCGCAAAGGTGTGATGTCGTAATACGCACCACCATTTTCTAAGTAAAACTTTAGGTTTGTGCCAACACCAATAATGTTTCTGCCATCAAGCAAAACCCAGTTCCACAATGACCTACAAATACCTAAAAATGTATTAGCAGAAATACGGTTCCAGCCACCAATTACTTCGGGATTACCCTGACGAAAGCGTACCTTGTCGGCCTCATACCAACCACCCTCGGTGGTGTAGCGGGTGTTTTCTTTATTCACCCCCGGCTTAAACAAGATTTTTTGTAATGGCATTTTTAGTCCAGCAGTGCGCACTCGGCGGTGCGCCGTTTAAGCAAGCCCGGCAACACCTTGCCGCCGCCTTTAGTCCAGAGCATCAGTTGTTCTTTTGCGCCTTCCCAATCATTGGCATTGATTTTCCTCTTTAACGTGGATGTTTGCAAGCGTCCTGTGCCTAAATTGTAGGCAAAGTCCACGATGGCGTTGCACTTGCGAACGTCAGTAATCAGGCCGGGGCAGTTACGCAAAACTCCGGGCAGGTACGTATGCTCAAGCTCAATCATCAAAAGCGCCCGCGCTGTAGGTTCATCCATTGGGGTATCTTCCAAAGTCACCTTGCGCTTGTCTGCGTAGTAGGTAGAACCGTAGCCAATCGTGGCTACGTTGGCAGGGCAAAGATACGGCTTGGAGCGAAAGCCCTCAAACCGTCTGCACATCTCTGCGGCTAACTCTAAGTTCATATGTTTTGGTTATGTAATTACAAAATTGAACGCTATTGAAATACGTTCGTGTTCTGTCTTATTTTCATACACAGCGTGCAATAAATAAGAAGGAAAAATAATAAGTTTTCCAATTTGGGGCTTATATGCTACGGCGTCTTTTACGCCCAGCGCATTTGCCACCCGCCAAAACGGAAAAGCACTATGCGAACTACAGGGCGACCAAAAACATATATCCCCGTCTTGTTCATTTGTCTGATGATAATAAATGGCTGAAAGTGTTGAGCCAAGGTGGTTATGTACGGCTTGGTATGCGCCGCGCCCCCCAAAATTAAACCAACTTTCTGTTAGGTCAATTTTACAGGGTTGTTGTATACCAAGCTCCTTTAAATAAATAGTAATATGGTCAAATATATTTGTTTGTAAAAAGTTTAACTTGTGTTTAATTACGTCATTATTGTTTGGCGTATTATATTTAAACGTTGTTTTTACGCTGTCTGGCCAAGGATTTGTAAGGTCTGACTGGCGAACACTAATAAGTGCCTCTTCTATTTCCTGTGAAACAGCCTGTAACTTTTCCAAAGAAAGTGTGTGATGGTATACAGGTGTTACAAACAAATGCTCAATCATATTTTGCCTTAAATGTCATTTACAAACCCCTTTTAGCCAATGTACGATCAAGGAACCAGAAATTTATTGTTCCAGCAAGTAAGGCCGAGAAGTCAGGTGACATCATTATTTTAAACACTTCTACGGGAGGAGCGCCAGTAATCCATGCGTTCCATGCAAACCATACGTGGATGAACGACCAAACAAACAGCACCCAGTAAGTTACGACTGGCCTGACGGATGCAGATAAAGATGCCGCCCAACCACCAGCGGCTTTGACCATTGTGGCTTGTTGTTCTATGGCAGACTGAAACGCATCCATTACGCCTACGTCAATAGCGGCTTCCCGCTGTGCGCCAATCTCAGCCAACTTCTGCTGACCACGCAATGTCTCTAGTTCGCACTGGCGTGTAAACATTAACAGTTCATGCTGGCGCTCATTCTTCTTGTCAAAAAACTTCAGCACCTCGGGAGCCATACGAAACAGGCCCCCAAAGACAGAACCCAAAATACCACCACTCAGAATATCAAACATTAGATTCCTTTATCGTAAACATCAGGTTTTTATGCGCAGGATAATTGACAATTACTTCAC